GGGAGTTGTTTTCACAGCCGAAACAATTTTTGTTAAACCTGTATTTTGATTTTCTTTTGTATTTTGATATGTGTTAAGTTGTGAAGCAACAGTATTTGCAACTTCCTGTGCATTTAGTGACAATCCGCCAGTAAAGGAAGAACCCTCTGATCTTGCGCCATCACCTGGCTGAAGTGAACTTGGAGTTTGGTCGTAGTGTTCAAATCCAAATCCTTCTGGATCACCAACAGTTACGGTTCCATTTCCGTAAGCTACTGCTTCATAGGCAATTTGCATTTGAAAATCGTGCGGAGCATTTCCGTTTGCATAGTCTAATTTATTGTGATTAAAAGAATTAATAACAGGATTTAACAATGTGTAGCTGACATATTCGTGTCGAGCCATTTGATAAATTGTAATATAATTAAAAAACGGTGCTGTACTTCCGTTGTCTAGGCCGTAAGGTTTTGTAATGTAGTTACTGTTTCTTGTTGCATTTCTTTTATATGCACTAGGATCTAAAGAACTAGTCGAGTCAGCATAGTAATAACTGTAGTAATTTTGCCATAGTTGGTTAATTAGCCCCATATTATCATCGTGGAATACAATGTTGATAGGTTCATATTTGTGCGTTGACTGTACGTTCTTTTTTCTGTTGTATTGATTAAGAGTGTCTATAGATACTTTGTAGTTAGGCAAATCACACGACTTTACCAGTACATTAATCTCATTTCTATAACGCTGTACAAGATCAATATTTTTTAAAGCAGCTTGATTAATGTTAAATGCCACATGAAATAAAAACTTACTTTTAGGAGCAAGCCTAAACTGATCGTCCGTAAAAACACGAGCTGCGTGAGCATAGTCTTTCAACGTCACGTTGCTGGGTCTGTATAAAAATAAGTTAGATGAGAATGCCATACAATTATTTATCTATGGTTATTAACTGAGTAGTTAATGAAAACTCATAAAAAAGGCCTACTAAGTAGGCCAATTTTATTATCTTGATCCAGCTGCTGTAGCTGCTGTTCCAGTACGTCTTGAAGTTGGTGCTTCTGCGCCGCCAGTAATTTGAATACAGTTATCTGGTTGAATTGTTAAGTCAATTGTTAACATTTCCTGGTTACCGTAACTTAGTGTATTGTACTGAGCTTGACGTACATAGCAACCATAGCACTCCCATGTTTCAAGAATGTTAGGTGTTTGTGCGCCATTGCCGCCGTCTAGCATTTCAACACGCATTAAGAACTTGTAGTCGCCGCCTGATGCTGCACTTGACTGCTCAAAGAAGTCAAATTGTTTTTGCATCTGTTCGCCTACTAGTTTTGAAACTTGTCCTGTAACATCATCACGTAATTTAACTGTCATTTCGCTCCATGCTGGGCGACCTGCGTAGTTAATTGTTGAGTTGTAAACCATAATCTTTTGATTTTCAAAAGTGATTTGTGGACGAGCTGCGTCTTGAACTTGCTTAGTTAATTCTGTTGTTGGTGTTGAAACTCCAAAGTTTTCAAACATCACTCTAAAGCGATATTTTAACTTTGGCATCAACATACCTTGAGCACTGGCTGATTGGTCAGTTGCTAAAGGTACTGTAAATTTTGATAAACTTGCGATTGCCATTTTGTATGCTCCGTTGTTATTATGCTAGGCCCTTGATCTCGCCAGTGTTCTTTAAGCGTAGTGGAATATAGATAAATTCAACTGCTTTAACTGGTTCAATCGCAACGTCTAGGTAAAGTTCGTTTCTGTCAATACGTGCTGGTGTATTATTACTTGTATCGCATACTACAATGTAATCGTATAGAGCACGTTGTCCTACTAACTCAAGTAGCAGACTTTCTGCTGCACCTTTAAGTTCATCTCTAGTAATTTTGTCGTTTGGTTCAAACACATATGGTTTTGCTAATAGTGCAAACTGACGACGTAAGTAAATTACTAAGCGGGCTACATTAATACGATCTAATGCTGAAGCATTTTTAGCACGAGTGTACTGTCCGTAGTTAACAAGGCCTGTTCCTGTAATAAATGTGATTGGGTTAATTTTACTGTCAGCTAGTGTATCTCTTTGTCCAGTATTCAATGATACTGACTGGAATTCGCCTTCGCTGGTAATATAACCAACTGCTGTTGCATTGGTAATTCCACCACGACGTGTACCTGCTGGTGCAAACCATGGATAACTTACTTGGTCATTTAACGCAATAGTACGTAAAATCATGTGACTTGGAGGAACAACAATGTTGTTTCCAGCATTGTCGCTAGTGTAACCCCATGGATAGAACACACCTAAATATTCATCGCTTGATACAAGTCCTGAATCATTATCTTCAACTGCACCTGCAACGTTTTTACCCCAGTTGTTCAATGTTGTAGCATCTGGTGTTAAACGTGCTGGTGTATCGCCTACTACAAACGCTGTTAATCCACGGTCATAGTTTAGACTAATCATTTCTCCAATTAACTCTGGATAACCTGGGCAAGCAATTAAGTTGAATACACGACTTTCTTCGTCACGTAAACTTTGATTGCTGTTTACAAGAGCTTGTAGTGCTTGGATAACAACTTTACGTTGTGCCTTACGGCCAAATGTTCCTGCACCGTTTACTTGGTTGCCGGACTCTGTTACCCAACGATGTGGGTAGTATGATGACATAGATGCGCCTTCTTGTCTTTCGTTATCAGCAAGTACATCAATGCTATCACGTACAAATTTCTTAACGTTAAATCCTGAACGACGTAGATTCCATAACAACATTCCCTTTGGATATAGTGCTGGATCTGGAGCATCTGGATCTAAGAAGTCGCTTTGTAGTAGTTCTTCAATTGTGCTTTCTGTTGGTGCTGTAGATGTTCCACCGTCTACACCCCAACGAGCATCTGCAAAAATAATGCCGTCTTCTGTTGTTTGGTCACCAGTATCGATAGCAATCCATTTACCTAAATCTGCATTGTATTTGTACAATGATGGATAATTCTCTAAATCGCTAGTATCAATCCATAGATCGCCAGTAACTAGATTTGTACCGTCTGATTGTGTTTTTGGTTTTGTAGCTGATACAATTGGTCCTTTAGGATCAGTTAATTCTTCGTTAGTTGCTGACCAATAAGGAGATGCAGTATTAGAAAGACCAGCGCCTGCTTCGTATTGATAACCAACCCATGTACTACCATTGTGTACTAGGATATCAACTTCATCAACCATTGAGTTGTACCATAAGCGACCATCTGCTGCTTCTGTAGTTGGAGCTGTGTCACTTGTTGTAACATCTGCGTATGGACTCCATAGTGTAGCAATAAAGTCATGTCCTTGATCGATGTCAGTGTAGAAGTTTGCTGTTCCTTGGCCAACACCGTTTACATCAACAGTATAAGGAGTAAACAAGTCTCCAATTGCCGAACCTGATAAATCAGCAAAGTGAATGTCGCCGCCATCGTTATGACGAATTAAAACTGTTCCTGTTGAAGTTTTAGATACAGAAACTCGGCTTGTGATTGGGTTAGAACCCCAAGTTGCATCACTTAACTTAGCTGAAAGTGCAGAAACAAATTCATCTATACCCGCTGATCCTGTAAATTCTACTGTCAATGGATCTGAAAGTGTTGTTTTACCTTTAACAGTTTCTTGAATTGTGAATGAATTACTTCCTGCGGTTGCAAAACTTGAGAATGAGCTTAAAGAAACAATTTCTGTTGCTCCTGATAATCTACGGGCATAAATTTTAAAGTTTGCCATGTTTGGATTATCATTTGTTGTTTGCTCTTCAATGTTGTATTTTACATACAATGAATTCTGTGTTAAATTAATGCCGCCACCTGATGCATCTAAATTCTTTAATGCTTCAGCGTTTGAACCGTACAATGGAGCAGACTTTTCAGTCCAGCTGCCAGTTGCGCTGTTGTATACTTTAATTCTCCAACGAGCACCTAAATTTGGTTCTGTTGTTTTGACCCATACAGATCCAGTTGGGACGCCTTGAACGCTTGAACTTGAACGTTTGAAATCTGGAACTGTATAGTGTGGGCTAATCTTAAGTGTTGGAGCTTTAAAAGTTCCAGTTGTTCCGTAGCCTGTTGGCGTTGGAACTAGTCCTAGTTTTTGTACACTGGTTCCGCTTACTGAAAAATCTAAACCTGTTGTATATAGTTCTAAACGATTATTAATAATTGCTGCAGTAATACCGTGTGCATCAGTTTCATCGCCACCGCCTTGACTAACAGTATTAATGTCAGTTACTAATGATGTCAATGAAGTATGACCAGTGTAGTTGTTTGTGTTTCCATCAACTGTGATAGATAGTGTATCACCAGAAAGCAATGTTGGGTTACTAATTCCGCCTTGTGCAGCAGGCCAACTTGCGACCCAGTTAGAAGAACCAACTTCTACCCAAATACCTGCTGAAGTATCTGTTTTTGCTTTTTTAAACCATAAAGAATATTCAGCATCTTTTGAAACAATAGCATAATCGCCAACAGAGCCAACACTAGCTTTTGGAGCACTTCCAGAAAGTTGATCGTCGCTTGTTATAATTAGTGGAACTTTGTTAGTAAATGTCTGCCCACTTGTTGTTGTAGCAGCTGAGCTATTCCATTGAAAAATACCAAATTTTGTACTTCCAGTATCAAACCATAATTGTCCATCTTCAGGCTGTCCTGCTGGCGCATGTGGTGTTGCTTCTAGCTGTGCTAGGTCAACATCTGCACGTACTACATACGCACGATTGCTAACACCTAAATAACTGTAAGCTGCTTGGAGACCGTATTCGTTTTGCTCTCCAGCGTGGATTGGATTGTTGTTTGCATCAGTTTTGAAACTTGGTGTTCCGAATGTATCTGATAAATCTTTTTGACTTGTCAATAAAAATACTTTACCGGCATTTGCTTGAGTTGTACCTTGTGCTGTACCAGTACCTGCACCATTTGCTTTGTCTTGCTCTGATGCAACAATAATTAAAGGGGTTGTTCCGGGAGCGGCACTAGTATAAAAACTTTCGTCAATAACTGTTACGCTTACGCCTGGTGAACTTAGTTGAGCCATTTTGTGATCTCCATGAATGCTATATTCCTATTTGTATTTAGTGGATTTTGGCTTTTTACACTAGTTATCAACTATCAAAAAGGGATCGAAAAGGCTTAAATATCGTTATGAGACCTTTATGTACATGCGGTTTTCGACCAGCAGCAGTAAACTATATTAAAAACGGTCGAACTTACTATCGTAAATTGTGCGAAGCTTGCCTTAAAGGTGGCAAGTATGCGGGTATAGCACGATGGTTTCGTGCAGGTTATAAGATAAAAAATATCTGCGATAAATGCGGATTTAAGTCACCGCATAAAGAAGTGTTTGCAGTTTTTCACGTTGATGGTGATTTAAACAACTGTAAACATACAAATCTTAAGACTGTGTGTGCAAACTGTCAGCGTGTCCTGCATAAAGAGGGGATTCGTTGGCGTCAAGGTGATTTAGTACCAGACCTTTAACTTTACCAAACAATTCGTCTATACTGCCATTGTTGTCAAATATGTGATCAAATTTAGTACCAACCCACGCAGTTTCGCTGGCGTGTATTTTAAATTTATCTAGGTTACTTTTGCTCAATGCCCATCTAACATTTCCGTTAGGGCCTCTATTGACGTTTACTGCATCCTCATGCCATTCTGGTAATTCACCCCGTTGTACCCATACAATAATCCCGCCTGCTTTTCGAATACTTTCAATTTCGTTAGGAAAACGACAGTCGCTTATAACAATATCATCGGTAGAATTACGAAGTTTGTTTTCTAAGCTGGCAATCCAAATATCATCGTGGAAACCTTTACGACAAACTTCTGTGCCCCAATATTGCAGAACCCAACGAGGAGTTAGATTGGGCATATTCAAACGTTCTGCCCACCATGGGTCTACTTGTTCACGCCATTCGCGGGCTTGTTTAGTTCGCCCTTCTAAGAGTGTTCGGTCCCATCCAAAAACTTTACTAACAGCATCTTTTAGTGTGTTAGCAAAACTTTCTCTTCGAAAACCATGGTAATTTGTTAGATAATCGGCAATAGTGTCTTTGCCCGATCCAATGAAACCGCATACTCCAATGATCATAGAACTCCCCCGTAATAGCTCTAGTATATAACAGAATTATTACAAGGTCAAAAGTTTTTTAACCAATTACAAATGTGTATGGAGTGCCGCCTGGTACTAGTTCGTAAATTTCTTTTTCAAGTTTTTCAACTTCTTTGTCGCCTTCGGCTTTGAGTGCTGTACCGTTAAGTTGTATGCCGCTGCCGCCAGGGCCAGCGATGTTTCCAAACTTGCTACGAGCTTCACCAAGTATCTGCTTACAAACTGCTAGAGTATAATCATACAACCACTGTTTTGCATAGATATCTTGAAGCAGTACAAAATCAGGACGATAGTTGTGTGTGCGTAATAGCACTTGTTCACCTTGTGCAAATGGACGCTGTAGAATAGTTAGTACGTGATTGCTTTGTCGCCATTTGAATTCAATATATGCTCCAAACATACGACCAACTAGTTTTTGATAACCCGCAAATAATTCGTAGGTTGCTAGTCCGCCCATCATACTACCAGTTAACAAATAGCTGTTTGTGTACGCCAAGTTGAATGGCTCGAACAATGTTCCGCCTGCACCTAAACCGCTACGTGAACCTACTGCACGTCTAAAAATACTTTGTACTTCAATTACTTCATTTGGCAGTCTATATTCGTTAACGTCCTGCATTAGTTCTAAGAACATGTAACTTTCTTCTACTGCTGCACTACTGCGCTGACGAAACTTTGTTAGAGCACGATCTAGTGCTATTTCATAGTGCTTTGGATCTAGTTCTACTTCAACCATTCCATCGCCCAACATGGTTTTAACGTAATCAAATGCTTTATTACGCTCTATAGTGCTGTCGGATTCACCTGGATCTGTTGGGTAAATATCTGCCATATTAAGTTCTCCTAGTATATTTATCTAGCGATAAATATCATTATGCCACGTTTATCATTATACAAACCCGAAAGAGGGCAAGACTACAAATTTATGGATCGCCAGATTTCTGAGATGTTTCAGGTTGGCGGTACGGATGTGTATTTGCACAAGTATCTAGGCCCTAAAATTGCCACAGAAGGCACCGCAGATCAGCCTATATATGATGCGGTTAAAGAAACAAACATTCAAGATTTGCTGTTTTTAGAAAATCGCGATAGAAAATACGACGAAGAAATCTACAGAATTCGCGGACACTATAACGTACAAAATATTGACTTTAACCTAAGCCAATTTGGTTTGTTTATTGATAACGACACAATTTATATGACTGTGCATATTAATGATTTTATCAAATATGTTGGTCGTAAACCTATTAGCGGTGATGTTTTAGAGTTGCCGCATTTACGAGATAATTTTGCGTTAAATGAATATGAAATTGGATTACCAAGATACTATGTAATAGAAGATGTTGGTCGTGCAAGTGAAGGTTTTAGTGCTACATGGTATCCTCATTTGTACAGACTAAGACTTAAAAGGATTACTGATGCTCAACAATTTGCTGACATTCTTGATAAACCAGCAGTTGATGCTAACGGTGATCCTACTGATAAGACTCTGAGAGAAATACTCAGCACACGAGCCAAAGAACTAGAGATTAATGACGCTGTTATTCTACAAGCAGAAGCAGATAGTCCACAAAGTGGTTACGAAACTAGACAATTTTATACTTTAGCAGTTGACGAAAAGGGTAAGACTA